AGTGATATCATATGGTACACCCATATACATGGACGACGCACGGGTAGCTGTGTTTGCCTTTGCTGATTTAAGCATAGAGTTTTGCTTTCTGGCAGAGTCATATGAAATGCCAGTAATCTCAAAACTCATTCTAGGTAGAATAGTTTGAACCTGTCTTAGTAGATCGGGATCAGAAAGAACACGGGTGACCATCTTTTCTTTTGGTGCATAGATGATAGGAACAAGAAATCTCTGCGTTTCTTTTCCTGTCTGATTATTCTTGCGAACCAAATAGATATCGTCAAACAATCTACCAAATAGAATGACTGCTTTTCTGGTTAGCTGATGGTAGAAAGGTCCGTTCTGTAACATTATGGCACCCCGAATGGATTGATTTCTGATAGATCAAGGATCAGGGTAGCACCTTCATTAAAGTCCTGATTATCGAATAGGTCTCTATCCACATAGTCTGTCATCTTATCTGTGGTCTGTGTATTATAGACTGCGCCAGATGTGTTACCATAGAGCGGTGCATTATTCTGAAAGTTTCCTTCGATGTTATAAACAAATATTGTGCCGTTAGACTTGAACCACTCCTTGACTTCACCAGAGGCTGTAGCACCGTTCCAGTTACCGTTTGGACTCTGATATACAACCTCGTTATCATGATAGTTACCGGTGCCAGATGTGCTTAGTCTTAGCTTAATGGTATAAGCATTTTCTTCCTCGACCTGATCAATCTCGGTAATACCAGTATCAATCTCTTCTTGGCTGTAACGGAAGGCTTCACAACGCATTTCGTAGACAAAAGGTAGTTTTTTGCCTAGTGAGTGAAACATTAGTTCCTGTTCGATAAACTTAATCTCAAACATCTTATGGAGAACAGGCACATAAAGCAAGTCGCCTTCTTGAGGCCTTGCTCTTAGTGAAGATGGTATAATCTTGTTAAATGCTCGGCGAGATAGAACAAAAGAAGATGTGTCTCTAATCTCTAGTCCAAACTTGGAAAAGAAATCGTTGTCGCCTTCAAATCCAGTAACATTGTTTAGATATGCTTCGATAAGATATGCGTGTTCGAGTTTGACCTTTGTTGTTTCGCCGAAGATCATGTCCATATTGTCGATGGATTCACGAGGAATGTAATAGATGTTATGTCCCATAATCTGGATTGATTCGACAATAACATCCTCCATGAGCATATGCTCATTGTTCATTCTATTTTGTGATGGGAAGTTATTGAAGTATCCGTTTACAGGCATACTAACCTACCAAAAAGCCAGGAGGGGCTTCGTAAGTATTTCTGATTTGTTCTTCTATCTGTGCAATCTCGGTCATCGCCTCCGCATAGATATCAGCACCACGCATTGTTACACCACCTGGTAGCTGCATCTTGTCAAACTTGGACATGTTCTGACCCCACTGGCGCTTGACATAAGCTGTGGTTAGCTTTTTCAGCATACGATCATTCCATACCTGTGTGTATGTGGTAGGATCGGTGATGACAAATCCTTCAATGATAATAAACTCGCCATCATTGATATCGGAATCCCAGTCCCAATCGATGTATAGCTTGTCTGTAATTCTATTGAAGCGAATCGGAGTCTCGCCTGTAAAGATTAGATCAAGCGTCTGGAGATGCTGCATTGTGAGAGAGTAATTGACATAGGACGTGGATGACAAGTCCCATAGGTCATTTAGACGAAGCTGATATCTAAGGTCGAACATATTCATGGCCATCTTGTTCTGACCGACCTTGAATACTCTGGTAGCACCAATAAGAGAATCGGAAACAGTAACGTAACGGTTGACCTTGTCTGTATTGGTAACCTGATGCTTTACATATGTTCGTTCGGTGCCGTTGAAGTGGAACTCGTTCCAAAACTCTAGAGCGAGTTCCACGGCGTCTTCTACTTGGACATCATCAACGTTGATTTGCATAACAGGATAGCCCAACTGTCTTAAACAGAAGTCTTTTAGTTCTTCCCTATTGGCAGGTTTAGTTTGAGACATTAGGCATCCTTTGTTATTAGTTTACTACTTTGTCAGCAAGAGGACCCTCTGGACGATTCTGCTGGACCTGTTGATCGGCCTGCTGACGAACGATTGTAAAAGTCTCTAGACTTGCTTCTAGAGGTAGCTTGGCGAGACCTGCTAGAATTGTGTTTAGCTGATTTAGGTTCACTTCAATCTTGATAGTATTTTCCATAATATGCTCACTCCTTAGTTAGTATTAGCTGTGTTTGTTGCTGGTGCCCATGGTAGAGTTGCGTCTACTACAGGATTTCTCTTTTCATTAATCTGTCTTAGAATTTCTCCATTGACATGTTCCTCGTAGTTTCCTACGACAACTGCCTTGATCCACTCTAGGACAGTATCTTCGGTTAGTCTCTCAAATGGAGTAAAGGTTGTGCCTGCTGGCATTGCGGCGGGATCAAAAGGAGTAGCGCCGGAGAACTTACCTTCAACACCATTCTCTTTACCAATCTTTTCCCAGTAGGTCTGAACAATAACGTTGTCAGTGCCTTGAACTGAGGAGGTCTTTAGACCTGTAACTTTCCAAGTATATGTGATCGCCATAATTTTATCTCCTTGCCTTATGGACATGACTATTTAGTTATATTACTGATACGGATACAAGACTGACAGTGCTGTTGGGTTCTTTCGTCACGACTGTCAAATTGACAACATTATTTGCCAATCTAGCTTCTTTAACTAGATTATTTAGTGTTGTTTCTGCGTCTTTGATTGCCACTACAAATTCTTCTTTTGTCATAGTATTCCCTTATCTTTCAGTAGTTGTTTCAATTCAGCAAGTTCTCTTGTTGTGTCATTTAGAGCCTGAACTAACAATGGTGTGATCTTGTTCCAATTGATGGTTAGATATTCTGATTCTGTTTCTGTTCCATCGATGTTTGCTTTATTAGCCGATTTATTAACGACAACGGCGTCCGGAATGGCGGCCTGAACTTCCTGTGCGATAAGACCGATTTCTTCCTTGCCAGGTTTGATATCAATTTTAAATTCTTCTACCTTATCATTCCAGTTGAATCTATACGCTGTCAGTTTAGACAATATTTGAGTTGCCTCGTTACCAATTGGTCTCAAATTTTCTTTGAGTCTTCTATCTGACCAATAAGCAATGACGTTTCCAGGAAAATGTCCCGACCCGCCTGTTACATAAAATCTCCATCCGCCGCCTGTGTTTCTATGAAAACCATATGTATCGTCGTTCATCATCAATGTCGTTTGAGCAGCAAATTCGATTCCTTGCCATCCGTTTCTTGATCCATCGCATCTCCATGATCCGTAACTATTTGGATTAGGATAGAAATGTGCGGCATTGTTTGGTGAATATAGTGCGGTGAAGTTTACGAACTCGATCCATTCATGAATGTATGTTCTTCCCGCTAATCTTCTGCCGCCGTTAGGATCTTCATAATAATAAGTATCATTTCTGTCATATAGAATGGTAGGACGAATGCTCGCATTACAGTAAACATTACTGTCGTTTTCAAACCACATAGCTGAGGTGCCCCAACCATAGATACCCTCATGTGGATTAGCATTGTTAGAAGCATAACCAATTGAAAGTCTAGTAGCATTAGTACCAGCACAACCAATTACCCAATGCTTATAGTTTCCTGACGTTGCGCTGGCAGTATCATATGCCATAAATCTTAGTGTTGGTCCATGCGAAGTATTGTTGATTCCAGAGGACACTAAGTCTATATGCGGATATAGACCACGAATAGCGATACCCGGCCTTTGTGTATAACCTCCGTCAAACAATGTGCCGTCGTAGTTTTGATCGCCTATCAGTGAACGCCAAGCCATTCTTGGTTCGACCAAGTAAGAAACGTCAGCGGGATTTAGATAATAACCTGTATTGTCTGAATCATAGAAGATGGGTGATCTTGTCTGTCCAGCAAAATATGCGCCTGTTCCATTAATATGGGCTCTTAGACTGTTATCGCTATAATTTTCAATAGACCAACCACCAGCTCTGACACGAACGTTATGTCCGTTATCCCAATAACCGCCGGTCATTGTTCCACCAGCAGGATTGATGCCTACTGTTGGTTGAGCCATATAAGTGACCCAGTTACTATCTGTATCCCAATGCCATATGCCGTTAGAACGACCATCATTAGATGACGACATTCGAACACGATAAGCATTATATGTTTCATAAAAAACGTTTGTGCTGTTTGGATTGCAATAATAACCAGTGTTATCCGAATCATAGAAGATTGGCGATCTTGCTGATGTACCGATAGTGGTGAAATTACCTGTAATGCTAAAAGAACCGGAGTCAGTTCCCCAAATAGGATTACCCGAACCATCGATACCAAAATAAGATTTTCTTGTACCTGAATGTGAAAAGCCAATATATTGCCAGCTACTATCAGTGGCATTTAGGGTTAGCTGTTGATCTGTAGTTGAACCAATCGTCAAAGCGCCCGTCATCGTGCCACCAGCAAGTGGCAAGTAACTGCTTAGTTGCGAAGTAGTGGCATATGATGCTGATCCAGTAACAGAAGTTACTCTTCCATAAGCGTCTACTGTAATTGCGGAAATACCAGATGAATATGAAGCAGCACCTGTTCCTGCTGTAGCAAGATCAATAGTTGGTGTAGTTCCACCAGAACTTGTGATACGACCAGATGTTCCTGATACAGAAGAAACTTTTGAATTTGCTGCTCCAAAAGCGGCATTAGCAGTATCAAATGCTGGAGCAATTTGTGGCGCTACGTTGTTAGCAGAAGCAAATGCAGCATTTACAGTATCAAAAGCTGTCTTAATCCAAACAATAGCGTTAGCACCACCAAGATTCAAATTGCTGGTTCTAAGACTGGCATTTAGAACGTCCACTGTAAAGTTATTACCAGATGTGCCGATATGTCCATCATAATCCAACGCATGGACATTATATTCTTTAAATATGAACCATTCTTTTGATTCGTGATCTCTATAGAAACCTGTATGAACTATGTCGTTGGTAGCATTGGCATAGTGAGCAATGAAACCGAT